CTTTTTAATACCACCCTGAGCTTCATACACGGTATTATTACGAATTCGCTCCTGCAAAGCAACCATGCTCGTTATAGTCGGGAAACTCAAGTCAACATCCTCAAAGTGGACCCACGCAGTCCATGAAACAGTATTCGAACCACCTCCACCAACTAACAAAGGTGAATACACACACATCATAAAAGTACCTATTGGTCCACTTCCATCAATCAAATTATAATGAGTCGTAGGACTAACATAAGGCATCTCAAGAATAGCTTCTGTGGAAGTAGAACAATCTAATTCCACACGGGGCATTTGAGTTTTCAAAGTCAAACTCGACAACGCCACTGATCTCCGTTTCGTGTTTATCTGCCCTTGCGGGAAGTAATGTAATAGAAGCCTGCCCTGTTGATATCTTTGAGCATTAATCTGAATTCTAACCACAGCCTTAGCCCGAAAACCAAGAAATCCAGTCATCTTCTCCGCATACATCTCCGAAAGGATCGCATCCTCGGGGAGATTCAACCTCAGAAGCTCAGTATTTTGAGCATCAGTGGTCGCCCATACTCCATCTGCCAAACGTACCGGCCGAGCCAAAAAGTCTGTTAAAGTATGTACACGATCTTCCCGGACCGATTTCAACAGTCCGGAGTCCAACTCCGTCATCAACAACATTCTCTTCTCCTGTGGGGGAAGATCATTCGCAAATTTTACATTCTGCTGCGTCTCTTCCTCCGCAACCATATTTACAGGGGTACTTTGTGTTATATTATCAGTAAGCCATATCTTAGCCAAGAGTCAGCTCAAACTTCTTGGAGCACTGTGTTCTCCTGGATATTGGGGATTACCCTCCGGCCATCCTGGAAACGTAAGACTAAAAAGCCCAGCCGCAGACACACCAAATGCACTACAAAATGAGTTTATACACAGAAAATTCTCCTCAAAATGCAAGATCAGAAGGTTTCACTTCATGCACACTAAGTCATAAAATCCAACACTAAGATGGTTCCAATCATAACTTTTGCACAGTGAAGAGGAAAAGAGCTCAGTTTAACGTCGTGAGATCGACGGCATGAGACCTTAATACACTTTATCCGTCTCACACACCATATCCTGCAGAAAATAATAATCATCTACGGGAGGTACATACTCCATCCTCTCCCTACAACCTCGCACAATTCGTGGACACCACAAATCAAAGACCTCTTTCGGATGCAGTGACAACTCGCGAAGAGCCACGTCCACATTTTGGATCGTGATATGCTCTATACACTGCTTTGCATGCACCCAATAAGGGATCTCCAATATTGTATCCAAATCCTCCGGTGCTACATATCTATTCAACCTCTCATCAAATCGAAAGGCTCTCTTCAAAATAGTAATCTCTTCCAATTTCCGAAAAACAGTTACCTCACTAAGACCTTTCGTATCATCTGTGTACGTGTACCCCAACTCCTTCATTATATCTTCGAGTCGCTCATGGTTATAAAAACCACAAGCATAATCGGAAATATTCAAAATATTGTCGTCACCATACACAGCCACATTCACGTGCTTCTCAAAATCTTGTAATCCCAACAATCCTTTAGGATGCAACAAACACCATGCTTCACGCAATATACATTTATTCATGAAACTATTCAAAATGGCAGTCAAAAACGAGCCACTAGGAAAGCCCATGATCCAAGAATAAATCAAAGAACCACGAATATGCACTGAATTGAGAATTTCTTCCATAAGTACTTCCCTAATCAACGCATTCTCCGCTCCGTCATCATACCAATCATTCACGCAATTTGTAAAAGCTTCCACACGCTGACCCTGGTGGTCCGTGTCAAATCCGGAAAAATCCCCTGCAGAATTTTTATCTCCCTTCTCTTTCTGTCTCTTTGCTAATCTATCCCACTCTGTAGAGTAGGGATTGATCCCGATCAGAATTTCATTAGAAATCCTACTCTGCTGGACAGCCATAGCAAAATCTAAGAAATACATCCTCATAACAATCAACAATACTATGGGACTCCCCGAGAACAACCGAGTTTTCCCTTGTGCTACCTTCTCCAAGGATCGCAATTCATCTTTAAGATTATCCACATAAACATGCAAACACCTTTCTCCTTTCTTTGCCATTTCAATCACCTTCACTACTTCTTTCCTTAGCATATCACACTGTTCATTATCCATATTAAATTCAGGATCTTTACCAAAGAATCTCTCTTTACCTTTTAAACCAGGCTTCGGATCCAACACCCAAGGAAATCCAGCGGACTTCCCTCGATTAATCGAATCACAATAATCGACACCTGGCATACCTAAG